TTCTTCTGCAATACTCTTCACCAATGTGTATGAGTTTGCACCACTGCCTGGCCTAATTCTATGGGAAGCACATATGTTTAGATAATCTATGAAAATGATATCGGGTTGAAAGTCTTTTTTGATATCCAATTCTTGTAATAAGTGTCTGAAGTGTCCAACATGAGCAGCTGCAGTTGGATATTCTTTGACAATCAATTTACCTTTTGTTTTGTTTTTAAGTTTTTCAACCTTCTTATCATACATTTTCTTAGACAAATCGGGAAGTTCTTTCATAGGAATGTTCATAGTGTTAGAGTCAATTCTTTCTGCAATCCTTTCTTCTGACATTTCTAGTGTAATGTATAATACATTCTTACCCATCATTAAACAAGAACTTGCTTGGTGACACATAAACAATGATTTACCAACACCTGTTCCAGCAAGAACAATGTTAAGTGTTTTATTAGGTAAACCACCTTTTGTAATTTTGTTGAAGTATTCTAAATCAAAAGGAATCTTCTCTTCTTCTGTATGATAGAACTCAAACCTTTCGTCTGTATCCTCTAACACGTCATGTCCAATATGAGTGTCAAAGGACACGGAAAGTGCGTCCTTCAATAACTCGGGTATTTCACCAGTAGACCTTTGTGATTTTTTATCTATAACTTCGATAGAGTCCATGACTGCAATATAGATTGCTCTATCTTTGCACCATTTCTCTGTTTCGTCTATTAACCAATCACTAGGGGTTTGGTCTTTCTCTTTACCAATTTTATCAACAATAGTTTTTGAACCTTTTGCAATATTCTCATTTAATGAGGTATTGTTATCAAGGTTTATGAGAAGTGCTTCTACTGTTGGTGGTTTGGTATACTTCTGAAAGTATTCAAATATTTCATTGAATATAGTTCTTTCTTCAGTATCAGCAAAATACTCCGATTTAATGAATGGGACGCACTTTCGTGCAAACTCTTCACTCTGAATCAGATTCTTCAGTATTGTCTGTTCTATTCTCGTTTCCATATTTAAAGTATCCTTCTACTACCTTTTCGAGTCTTTCCATTACATCATCTGTAAAGTATTTCTCGGGGTTGTTGTTAATGGTTTTACCAAACTCTGTTTTACCATTTGGTAATTCAATTCTTGTTGAAGACTTCTTGAAGATACCACTTGCAAGTGCAAGGTCTAAAAGACCATAGTATCTATCAAGACCACTATCGTATGACAATCTTACGTCTACGATTCTGTTCTCAACTGTAAGTCTTGATTTTGCATTCTTACAATGAATGATATTTCCAATGACTTCTGTTCCTTCTTTTTCTTTCTTCTTTGAAAGATAGATAATTGAAGAGGCTGCATATTTCAAACCACTTCCACCACCCATTTCTTTTTGTGGGAACATTGAACCAATCACGTCATAAGTGTGATTAGTCACAATCATAGGAACACCAGCACGTCCCAACTTAAGTGTTAGAACTCTGAATGCACCTTTAACAACTTGAGCACGAGTCATGTCACGAGTTTCTTTACCCGCTGCAGTATCCTCGATTTCTTTAGTAGTGGATAACATTCCAAGTGAATCAAGACACATCATCATAGGTGGTCTTTTATCTTTTGGAGTTTCCAAATACTTATCAAGTATAGATATTGCCTGTTGTCTGAATTCTTGAACAGTGACCACAGGCACGATAACCATTCTGTTTGAATCGATTCCTCTCTCTTCAATCATTTGTTTACTGATTGCAGATTCAGATTCGAAGTAGATAACTGCAGACTCGGGATTATCTTCTAGAAACTGTTTGACCATTCCTAATGCAAAGAATGTTTTACCAGTTGCTGATTCACCTGCGATTGCAGTAATTTTGTTTTTAGGAAGTCCACCATAAAGTGAACCACTGAGTAATGCATTGAAGACATAAGAACCTGTATCAACAAAGGTATCTACGTCTCCAGCTGCAACCCCTTCAGAAACGATATTTGCATACTCGTTTCCCGAGGATTTCACTAAGTCTTTAATAAATGACATAACACTTCTCCATAATGTTTATATACATTATAGTATCTATGTTAGATTTTGTCTAGTGGGTTTCGTCTAATTTTTTAGAAATATCACAAAGTCTGTCGTCTATTCTGACATGTTCTTCCATCATAGAAACTAAGGAAGATACTTTGACTTCTAAGTGTATGATAAATGCAAAGATTACACCAATCATTACGATATAGAAACAATCCATAGGTGTTATAATCATATTACTACCTCACCTAATTGGATTAATTTTTCTCTGTTTTTTAAATGACCTTCTTCGATTTCTTCTTTATTACCACCAGTGTATTTTACTGCATGATAATCTAAAATCATTTGTTCGTTTATGTTTACTTTATGTCCAAAGACTGGGTGTCCTTCGATATGATGAGCAAATAATTCACCCAAAATTCTACCAAATTTTCCTTTATCATGTGATACAAGGGATACACTTTCACACTCCTCTAATAGTTTTTTGAGATGTTTTTTACTTGCTTTACCAAATTTCTTTTCGGTTAAATCTCTAGTTCTAGATTCTGGCGTGTCGATTCCTAACATTCTCACACGTTGTTTCTTATAAACCATACCGAATCCTAAATCGATATCTACGTCTACAGTGTCACCATCGACCACTTTCACTACTGATACTTTATACTCATACATTATTTTTCTTCCCAGTTTTGGATTGCACGTCTGATTGAATCTTCTGCTAACACTGAACAGTGTAGTTTTATAGGTGGAAGTTCTAATGCGTCTGCAATATCCTTATCTTTAATTTTCTTGGCTTCTTCTATAGTCAAACCTTTTAACATATCAACGAACATAGTTGAACTTGCAATTGCACTTCCACAACCATATGTTTTAAACTTTACGTCTTCTATAACATTAGTGTCGGGATTTAGTTTCAATTGAAGTTTCATAACGTCACCACATGCGGGAGCACCCGTCATTCCTGTTGCTACATTCGGGTCGTTAGGGTCAAATCTTCCAACTGAGAATTGTTCGGGTGAATTTAAAACACCTTCGAACCTCTCAATCACTTGTTTACTATATGCCATTACTCTTATTTATAATAAAAAAGAAGGGACTAGTTAGTCCCCTCTTCTAGTTCTACATTTTTGTGGGAACTCTGAACAATAGAGCATCATAGCCTCCAGTAATACAACTGTCGGAATGACCTCCTCTACTTTTTTTCAGTTTTCTCTTCCTCTTGTAGTTCATCTGTCTGTCGGTCAACTTCGTCTGCAACAGTGTCAATGACTCCTGTTGTAGTGTCTGCGACTAACGTTCCAACTGATACTACATCATCTGCAACTGCGTTTACCAATGTTTGAGTTCCTTGAACTGCACCATCGACAACACCAGTTGTAAACTCTTTACCACCTTCAATAACTGCTCCAACTGAGGCACAAGAAGGAAGTAATATACCCACAAAAATAGCAATATATGCTATTTTCATTGTTTACTCCATATGGATTAATTTTATTAGACCTCCAACTGAGAATCTAACTCCTAGAGTATTTAGTGTCAAACAAGTCCCAATCTATGGGATTTTGGGTTTTCTTGTATTGGGTAAATGTTCTATCGTAATCATATGCAATATACAACATAAAACCACCTATTGCAGCTGCAAGAAGTATATAACCTATTGCAATTGGTATTATTGGGAACATATAAAACATTATCAGTGTATGTGCAATCAATACACTATACACATAAAACTTTATACTAATCAGTAGGTGCCACATCTTTACCTAAAAGTAAATCTTTGAAGTCATTTGAATGCCAATAACTGTCCAGTGTGATATCCACTACCAGTGCAATCAAAACGAATGTTAAAATTATTCCGAGATATAGATTAATAAATGCATTAATCTTCATCCAACGTATCATGTGTTTCATAGTGTCTCCTAACCAAAGAACGAATCTAAACTTGCAACTGGTTCTACATTCCAGTTAATTAAGTTTACGATATTCTTTAATGGTTCTGTAAATGCTTTATCAAATTGCATATCATAATCAATGAATCTATGTAAATCTAGTTCCCTAGGAAGTGAACTAATAAACGATATGACATTCTCATTGATTGGGTTTGGTGTTGTGAGATATGAAAAACGAATCTTATCTGAGTTCTTAATCATTTCATATCTCATGTCGAGGTTCTTGGATTTCAATAAATGGTTGTGTAGTAGAGAACCTCGAACATGAATTGGTGTTCCTTTAGAATAAATGTTTGTAGGACAAGAGTATTGTGCAAGATTTTTTACACCTCTTGGAAATGCAACCTCTTCGGGTGGAAGGTTTCTGAATTCTTTTCTTGCAGTTTCTACGAACTCCCACAATTCTTGTTCAGTTCCATTCATAACCACCTTTAAGGCTTCTGTTAGTTTTGTTCTGACCCATTGAGGTGTAGAAGACTTTGCAGTTTCAATACCCATCATTTTAAGTTTCGGTTCTGCAAGTCTTACACCTTCGTTGTCATGAACATTGAGAATGTATCTTTTCTTTGCAGTCCAAATACCTCTGTCTGCAATTACCTCTCTCCCCATTTGCATTTTCTGTTGGAATGCATTGGTGTATTCTGCAAGTTCTTTGAATCCTTTTGCAAGAACCTGTTCAATCATTCCTTCAGATTTGTTTAGAAAATCTACAATCTTGGTCTTGTCTGTTTCTTCGGGTAAAACTTTCTTAACTAGTTTGTCCATTGTAATGTAAACAGAATCGGTATCCATTGCAATCACATAGTCTTCGTTCTCTGTCTCAAGTGTTTTGTTTAGGAATTCATTAATAGTTTTCTCTGACCACTTGATAATTAACTGACCACTGGTTGTGATTGACTCTGCAAGGTCGATAGAAAAGAATGCAAAGTATTGATTTGCAAGAGCTCCATATGCTGAGTTAAGTGCAATCTTACGAACCTGTTGATTATTGTATGCACGTTTAATAAGTGTATCAAGTTCTCTCTTACGTTTTAGTTCTTTACAGACTTCTCGTTCTTTCTGATAACCAATCATTTTCTTCTTCCACTCTTTTCTCTCGTCATAGAGTCGTTCCATAAGTTCGGGAAGAAATCCTTGTTTATCTTTAGAATACATTACACCATTTGGTGTGACTGTATTTCCACATTGATAGACATAAGAT